ATTTAGAGTAACTTAACAAATCACTTACTAACCTTATTCTTAGCTCCAATGAACAAAGCTGTCGTCGTTTTATTAGTTATGTCACTCTCAGTGGCATGGTTCGTCACCTGCTCAATCTTAGCAGACGATAATGAGGAGAACGATTCCCTCATTGTACGCATTTTCGGTGCAATGCTCGATTACTCTTTCAGGGTTGTCGGGCTTTTCGCATCGGTTATCCGCTTATTTACTTCCGGCATTTCAGCTGGTAAGAACGCCTTGCCTGACGTTGGCGTTCTCTCTGGTAAAATTCAGGAAATTTACGATCTGTTTCCTGATTCCGAAACCTATGTCAATACTGCACGTAGTGCAGCATTTGTCGGTCGTCATGTCATTGATGACACCTCATCTTTTGTTGATGATACCATATCTGAAGTAACTTCTGACGTCATGTCACGTGCTAGCGACATTTCCGACCAAGCAGCTATTTATACCTCTGATGTTGTTGTCCAGGCGTGCGATTACGCCAGTGATCGTTTGCCCAAGGTCACTGATGCCACCTTGGACTACATTCAACAACTTCGCGATCATTTGCGTCCAGTGACATCACAGTCTAGTCGTTTGAGACCGCCATTTTACGATTTGTTTTTGTGGTGTCGTAGGAAAGTTCACCACACCATTGCATGGATGCAACTTTTGCCCTATGTGCTGCCATCGAATGTTATGATTTCGATAACAGCCTTTACGTTGTTAGGTTTACTCCTTATGTACGTCATGCATCGACTGATGAGTTTTCATCGGCCCATTCAAATTTTTTGGGGACCTGACATTGATGTGTTCGCTGAAGACCATCGTCACATTGCAGCACGCGTCGGACCTTTGCAGCCTTCCATTATCAGTCATATGATCGTCGAGGGCGCGAACATGATTGTCAATAAGACCTTCATCCATTACATGATGAGTGCCAATCCATTTGTCATGCCATTAGACGATATTCGTCGCGCTTATGCGACCGAAAAATATTCACCTTTTAGTGAAACAGCTCGCATGCAATACGCCGAGGCCACTTGTTACTGCACGTATATGTGCATGGTACAGCGTCAAGACGACCGTCAAAAATCTGATTTTCATGCAAGTGTCGTTCAGGCTGAGCGCTATCGTGTTCCTGATTGGTATAGAATCATGCACATCATTTATCGCAGATCATCAAACCCATTGTTTTTCGTCTTCTTCCTTGTTGCATTCGCTTGTTTCTTTATGTCGTTCCTGACAACAGTGCGTACTGCCAATCGTGCCTACAAGGCTATTCGTGCTGTTCATACTAAATTCGACCCAACATCTATACCACCTCCACCACCGTTGCGGCCGAATACGTCGATTGTTCGTCAACCTAAAGCCGAGTTTCAAGCTAAGAAACCGACTGAATCTGTGTCGCTTGTTGACGTGCCACCACCGTTTCGCAATCAGCAGTTTGACCGCAACAATCCAGATGTTGTCGAATCATCTCTACGCTATCGTTTAGCTGGGTTCAATGGCGTACCAGATATCACACCCCTCATGATGCAGTACATTAATGAGGAGGTTGATGAACTTGTTTCCGGTTTTGACCGTGAGAAGTATCCTTTCATCGACCCATTTGATGACGAACAGTGCCGAAGATGGAATCTAAGTCGGCCTTACACTGGTGTTCGCAAGGAGGCGCTTATGCGAGCCATTGACAAACCTTGGTGTCAGCGAGCCAACCGTTTGGAATGTCATCCCAAAGATGAGACGTACTTCAAAATGTCGCGTCAACGCGCAATAGTTGCACGATGTGATGACATGAAAATCATTTTAGGGCCTCTGTTTCAACCGTTAAACGATTATTTGTTTAGTTTGCCATTTACAACCAAACATATACCGGAGGCGCAGCGCCCTGCGTATATTGAGTCGTATCTCGGGGGTACTAATTTCTTTGTAACTGATCATACTGCCTTTGAATGTGCTTTCACACGTCAAAT